ATGCATAGGGGGTGTCTTTTTCGCGAGACCCCCCTTATGTATCTAAAAACATAGGTACAGAGGTGTATGAAACCTATGTTTTCGGCTTGTGAACAAAAACTATTCTGTTTCTTTGATGTCGTAGAGCTTTTCGTAATCGATTTCTCGTCCAACTTTAGTGTAAATGTTAAGAAAATCGTGCCGAATGATTTCATCTATTGCTCGCTCTACTTCTAAATCGTTTTCTCTTTCGCTTAAAGCATCACAAGTTCGAGCAATTCTTGCAACTTTGCCACAACTGTTGTAATTGTGATCATTGTCAAACATGAACCAATGATCAAAGTCGTCAAAAGGATTGTAAGGATTGTCGAACGTTGTTAAAGCGTATTGCATTGAAACCATTTAACTCACCTTTTAAAGCTTTCATTAGCTAAAGCATACAAACAACGCTGAATGAATCAGTTTTGTAAAAGCATGAACATTAGATTACAAGTATTTAGTAACAGTAGATGTAGATACACCTAATCTTGACGCTATTTCTGCATTACTGTAACCATTATTAGCAAGTGTCTTGATCATGCTTTGTTTACTACTCGAAAGACCAGAATTGTTTTTAGGAAGCGCCCTTGAACGAAGACTGTCTGCACCGACAATAGTCACAATGTCACTTAATTTATTGTCTGTGATGGCACCTGCCTGAATAGCCTTCCACTCGTCGTCTGTTATTTCAAACCTCTCTCGCTTACCGCCTAGACGAGCACGCGCATCACTAAGCTCCTGTGCTTTTCTTTTTTTTATTTCATCTTTGGTCATATCAGGATGCGCTTCCACAATGCCCTTCATTTTTGCTGTTACGATCCTCTGTGCCTGCCTCTCATACGGGGCGTGTGCCTTAGCGGTTGCTAATTTTTCGTTAAGGGATTGAACCTCGGCCTTATATGTTACGGCGGCGGTGGGGTCATATTGCAACTTATTTGATGGAGCGATTGATTCTTTTCTTGCTTCATTTGCCAATGCTTTCAAATGGTTGGCGTATGATGCATAAGCCTCCTCCTGGGGGGTACCTGTAGAGAGGATACGGGCGTCGTCTACCAAGGACATCTGTGACGCTTTTTGCTGTCGGATCTTGGTTTTTATTTTACCAGTATCTTCGATTTTAATTTCCTTCTTATCCTTATCCTTGTAGTACCAATTTCCGTCTTTCTTCTGGTAAGCCGTGACATCTTTTTTTCTGGACGGATCTCTTATTACCTGGTATTCTTCTTCGACTTCCTTGTAAATCTTTTTACCAGTCTCAGGATCGATTCTATAGCTTCCTTTTCTTTTTGTGATGAGCCCCTCATTTTTAGCTCGTGACAATAATGTGGAAGCGCCGCCTTCTTTCCAGTTACCTTCGAGATCATAGTGTCCCTGGTATTTCTTTTTTAATTCAGCTATACCATTGTCTCTTTCGCTTTTCTTGTAGTCCAAGCTATGTTTCTCGGCATCAATTACAACCATACTATGCTTAACAGCTCTTGCTAATTCCTCATCTGTCGCACCTTTGATTGTCATATCCGTGATCAAATTAGAAATGATTCCCATTTCTGTATTTGTCCTGGTCATTTTCTTAAATTTGATGCCTTTGTCTTCATAGCCTTTCGTGCTGTATTCAACTTTAGGATCAAATCCAACAAGGTCAGCAAGCTGCGGACGATTCTGAATTTTAATTTTGCTACGAGAGCTGTTGCACGGAACTACCATTACAGTATCGCCATCGAAATCTGCTCCTGACAATCGATCTGCCACATTTTTATTAATGCCAACAGCATCTTTTGCGTTCTTTGTAATTACTCGATTACCCTCGGCATTCCTATTGTTTACCTTTACAATAGGTATCTCAAATGTTCCGCCATGAGGGAATCGAACTAACGCAACAGTTTCTCCGTCTTTGTAATTAGGTGCATATACTTCGTCGTCCTTTAATGTAGTAAGAGGAAGAATAACCTGGTATCTCTGGCCAGGAAGAGAAGTAGCTTTCAAATGCTCTGCAGCCGAATCACAAGATTCTGCAAAGTCTTGAAGTAATTTACGTCTTACAACAGGGTTATTTACAGTTCTAATTTCTTCAAGATCGGCATCTCGTTCGGCTTCTGTAAGCTTAAGCTGTCTATTTATGAGCTGCTGTGACTGTTTTCCCAAGAACTGAGAAGGTAACTTGTTACTCCAATCTTCCCAACCGCCTTCGTCTTCTCGTTTGTTGATAAGTGAGAGCTGCTTTTTACCATTTTTGTCATAGTAATAGCTTTGCCCACCACCTTTATCGGTTTCTGGATCGTCTGGATCAAATATGCCATCTTTAATTGCAGATCCGAACGGATTCTTAGGATCAGATTTAATCTTTTTAAGAACCGTGTTTTTCTTGTCGTCGCCTAGCATAGGCACATCTTTTGTTTTATTTGTGTTGAAACGGACATCAACACCATCAGGCAAATCGTCAGCATATACTGCCATGCCCTTAATATAGTGTGTGCCGTTAACCAAAATACGAACCTGTGCATAATGCGAGCCACCAAGGTCCAAATCTTCTACACCTCGTCTGATCTCGACAACGCCATCTTTCAAAGCGCCACCTTTTCCGTCGGGTGTTGCATAATTGATCATTACTCGGCTTGGATCCATACTTTTAGGATATACAAATCTTGGGCGATATGTTTCACCGTCATCGTCAGATGTGAATTCATCCTGAATAATATGAATTTTGTCGAATTTGTACATATCCGCTTTAGGTGTTCCAGGTTTACACAGGAGCTGCTGAACAGTTCTCTGATTCGGATTGCTAGCCTGCGCAAAACTGTTTACATAATATTCATATCCTTCACCGGTAAGCTTATATATGGCGGTATCCATTTTGGTTCTTGACACATTAAGACCATATTCTACACCTTTACCGACATCGACCATGCCATATTTGTCGACCTGCTCTTTAAGAAAATCAGCAGTGTTCTGAACTTCTCTCATTTTTGCGTCAGATTCGGCATTTAATAAAGATCTGATCGTAGATTCATTTTTTCCAAGACGTCTAGCAATTTCATTAACACCAAGGCCATCGTCCTGAAGGGAATGAATTTTATCGACCATAAGCGATCTTCTCTCAATATTTGCCAATTCTTTCTGCATACGGAACTCGGTTGTCGACATCCCTAAGTATTTAGAAATAGCAGTATCGCCGGTATATGTTTTTCCTTCTTCATCGGTATAAGTGAAGCCGTCCTTTTTCATACCTTCAACTCTTGCCAAGAAATCAGCGGAGTGCTGATAAGACTCTTTACCGGACCCCCACGGATATCGCCCAGATCGCCTGGGGATTCCGATATGACAAAGATACTCCTGTTTTCGCAAAAGCATCTCACTTTTTATTGCATCTGCAATATAATTGCTCATCGTTATGCCTCCGACCTGAACTTATTAATTACACGGTTAGTATGAATACTCTTGTTCATTATCGCTTCGATATCTGCCGGTTCTGGATTGTGAAATATGATTTCCGAATTCTGGTAAATACGAAGCTCTACGCCCTTCAAATCGTTTGGTCTAATATTCTGATCCAAACAGAAATATGCTGCATAGATCATAAGCTGGTCAATATGAACCGGAGACCGTCCGGTTTTAAGATCGTGAATTCTGAGATAATTATTGATGCAGGAAATAGCATCAGCGGTTCCATATGACAAATCAGAATATATGATCAATTTCTCGGTTTCCATGTTCATCGTAATTGCATCATTCACATAATTGCGAACGTTAGGAAATAGATAATCCAAATCGATTACAGCCTTTGGAATATTTGCTTCTGGATCTGTCAACAAATGATACAGCAATAACTTTTTATCATTTTTGCTGAGTCTTATCTTTTTGTTGACGCAGTGCTGTGCAAATTTGTGAGTGGATGTACCAATAGTGGTTGCAAAGCTATTGATATATCTTTTGATGATTTGATCGTCATCCATATCGTTCAGCCACGAACTTTTACTCGCTCCGAATATAGCATGCGATCCTTCAGGAATTGAATAATCCGTGAAGCTCATTGATTACCTCCTCCTTGTTCTCCGGATAAATGAATCTGGAAAATGACATTTCATTCAATCGGTTAACATAGTACTCCTGGTTTGGTTGCTTGTGTGCGGTCTGTCCTTTTTTGCATTCGAGAACAGCCCATTTGTTTTTGTACAGAACTAAAAGGTCCGGAAGGCCCTGAATATAATTAGGGTCAAGCTTTACGACAAGGCAGCCTTTAAAAATCTTGTGCAAATCTTTGATAAGCTGCGCTTGAAATTGATTCTCTAATTTACTCATGGTTCTTCCTTTCCTTTTGTGCAAAAACAAAAGAGAGAGTAAATGGTTAAAAATGGCCATTTATTCTCTCTCTCTTCATTACATACCTTGTAAATGACGCGTAGACTAAAAACGACAATAAAAAAATAAAGACAATGTAAAAAACGCGCTTGCCATTTTTCACTCCTCCTCGTGAGCCGATCTAACAATATTTTCAAGAATATTGTACAACCTTGATCAGCTCTTGTAAAGAGGTGCTAAAAACGGCTTGGCCCACTTGGACCACTTTTTTTCGTACTTTATTATATTTTTTAATTTTTTCTTCACATGAAATAAGAAAAAAAAGTGGGAAAGTGGGCCAAAAGCCCGCAAACCCGCATAAACACTGGGTTTTCTGTGGACCACTTTTGTTTTAAAAAGTGGGCCAAAAGTGGTCCAAAGTGGTCCAAATGTTACAAAATTGTTAAATTTATTAAATTTTTATTAACAAATCGCAACCTCTTGGACCAGTTTTGGACCACTTTGCCCACTTTTTGGACCACTAATTTTTACACAAAAATGGTCCAAAAATAGTCAATACAACGACTTCATATGCGTACTTTTTTAGCAACTCGCTATCAATAACACATAAGTTCCTTTTGCGACAGTATTCTTTTACTGCCTCTTCTGTTATTTCTGGCTGTGCGGACGGCAATTCTCCCGTTATTACCTCGCTTGGGATTGTGCCAAAATAACCGCCATTATTACGGATGATAACCGTATCTTTGCGGATTTCGTCAATGTGTCCGCGAACGAATACTCTGTCACCTATTTTGAAGTTCATTCTTCCCACCTTTCTGCCCGGCTACAAAAATCATTATCATCAACGTCCTCAAATCCGAACCACGTACACATTTTTACGGGCATCCCAAATGCTCTATTATCTGCGAATTGGTAATGATTGCAGTCCTTACACCTCACTATTTCTGGCTGTGCGGACGGCAACTGCTTCAAAACGTCTATAGCGTGATTTGCATCAATCCCACCATCTGGAGTAAGCTCACAGCAATTAAACTCATCAATCGCCTGCTGTCTACTGATAGCGTCACCATCCTCAAGTCGAGATAGAATCTTAATCACATCCGACAACGCACGATAGTACGGTTCTTCGTCTTCGTCAAAGCAGTTATACTCACTGCGAATTTCTGACAGTTTGCTGATTAAATCATCTGGCTGCGCGGACGGCAATGATTTGACTAAATCCAGTTCTGCGCCGCAATTCCTGCAGTATGTCCGCCTCAACATCAACAGCTCCCTCAACGGATAAGAGAACCCGCACCTCAAACACGTCACAAGCTCGTCCATATTATCACCTCATATCTTTTCCAAAAAATTCTTCTCGTTAAAATTCTTTTTCAGCCGCAAAGCTCTGGCTATCGCAAGGTCGATCCCGGACCTTGATTTTATATGGTAGTAATATAAATCCTTGTACGGGGTGTTCAATCTATCGATTCTTCCGCATGCCTGTTGAAGTGCTTTGTAAGAATAATTCTGAGAGTAGAATATAGTTGTGTCTGTCGCAATGCAATTCCAACCTTCAGCGCCCGCAGTATATTGTACAAGATATACCCATCGGTCACCACCAGGAATCGGCTCATGCTTGTGCCCATTCCACTCTCCGTAAACCGCACCAATATTCTCACAAATCTCCCGCAAAATATCAAGCTCGTAATCGTAGTTGTAGAACACAATAGCCTTACTATGGTCCTCTAGCAAGCCTGTAACAGCCGCTGCTCTCTCTGGATCAGAGTTGACTATTTTCCTCAACACATAACAAAATTCGCCAGAGTTCTTGATCGGCGCATCTTCAAATATATTCCATCGAGTCTTGTAAATCGACTTGTATTTAGTAACGTCGAACCCAACGAAAATATCTTCATGATGTGAAATCGTTTTTCGTTTGAAGTCCATATCAACCAGGATCTGTCTTCGAAAACGCTCAAGTCTTGCTGTCTCCAAATATCGATCAATCACCTGGTAATTCCGAAATGACTTCCAAACCACATGCCTCCTACAAAAATCTGTACGGTTCTTATAGAAACCATTCGCAACAAATACAGGAATATAATCCGACCAAGTGTCGCCGGGCGTAGCCGATAGTAAAATCCATTTGTTGTTTTTAGCAATCTTCAAAAATGATTTTACCCACGTCCCGTTTCCGACGACACGCTGCTCATCAAATATAAAGAATGCGTCCGCAACATCGACATACTTCTTAATATTATTCCACGAATCGACAACTACCTTATTCTTGTAATAATCAGTAGGTCCGCCAAGCAGGAACTGCTTCATTTCAAATTCCCACTCATGTGTATCACGTTTCCTGGCTGTCGTGATAATATAAAGATCGTCAAGGTCCGGGCGCATCTTCTTGTAATTTGCCGTACCGATCTCGCCGCCGTTAAGCTTGTAATAATATGCAAGCGCAGTACGAGATTTACCACTCCCGACGCCGCCGCACAGGATGCAACCATTTTTCATCCTGTTGACGGCATCGAGCTGGTAATCATATAAACTTATGCCAGACATCAAGCAAACGGTAACTCGTCCTCAGTATGGTAGGACTCTTCTGTAGCTCCGGCAGACCCTGCATTCTTGTATTTCTCAGCGAATTCGTCTTCCTCAAGGACTACGTACATAGTCTTTAAATATGCCTTAATGCCGGTATTGCCGTTAACCTCCCAATTATACGGTCTCAGAATAATATCGCAGTTACTGATCTCAGCGTAGTCAAGAGAATCGATCGTATCTTCGGTAATCTCTACACGAGAACGATTCGTAATAAGATGGATTTTCGGGGGATTGTATTTGTAAGAAACCGCCACCGGAATATAATTAGTCGGTTCGTCGTCCTCGTCTCTTGGGGCAAGGATGCGAACGTTCCAACCGATTTCTGTAAGTTTCTGAGCCGTTTCCGGGTCGATCACAACACAGAAATTACGATTTCCTTCTGCATTATACTTTGACGCTCTGCCTGTAAAGTTCCTGAACATAATTTTTGCATCTTCGATAGATACGTTGTTGTTTGCTTTGATTTCACACTTCATAAAATTACCCTCCTAAATATCAATTAGTTCTCACTGGTGGCTTTGACGACTACAACGTTTTCCCACTTTTTATATGCATCGAGATACATTTCCTCGGCATCGCCGTTATATGTAACCTCGTAATACATACCATCCGGAAGTTTGGTAGAGAAAAGACCCTTACAATTCTGAAGGGTCTTGCACATCCACACTACGTAAATATCGTTCGCATCAAGTTTCATTCCGTCAGATTTGTCAAGATTGTCGTTGACATAAGTTAAAATTGCGCCGAAAGCGGCGTTAAGAAACTCCTTACTGCCCATAATTCCTCCTAATCTACAAATTCACTGTAACTGCCATACATTTCAATGGTTTCAATAGCTTTGGTAGTCAGTTCCTGGTAATATCTGTGGTCAATATCGTTCTCTTTGTTGAGAGTTTTGACCATTTCGGCCTCCATCCAACGCCATCCCTTGGCTCCGGTAGCTGATGAGAACTTGCAATCCTTCTCTCGGACAAGCTCTCCGCCACCACAACCTGGTTTGATCGGACAAAATAACCCGACTCTACCTACGAAATGGTAGTCATGGCCCTTATCAATGACCTCGCGAAGCCTTGCTGCCTCTTTTTCAAAGGTCGTATCAGACAATTCGCCGTGCTTATACTTGGTTTCGAGCTTCGACATCTCTTTTTCAGCATCAGAAACGTCCGGATAACCCTCGTTCATGTCCAAATATAAAGCTGTAGTTACAGATTTTGTCTCACAAAGGTCGTTGAAAGTGATCGGTTCCTTCGAAAATAAGGTCTTGAAGACGTACGGGATCTGGAACTGAGTGCCGGTAGCTGTCCATTTCTCGCTCTTTTTCCTGTTTTTCTCCGGAATATAGCCGTATTCATGCAGACACCAGTCGTCTTTAGCATACTTAGCAATATAAACTGCGTCATTTACCAGGCACATACGGTCGTATGTAGCCTCGTGTTCGAAGGTATAACCGTATTTCTTACCGAATTTCATAACGAAATCGATAATTTCAGGTGTTGCATCCGGGATTTTGATGGAATCAGTCTTAATATGCGCTGCCACAAACCCTCTTTTTTCAACTTCAGTTTTAAGATCGAGCATAAATAACGCTCCACGCTTCGCAACGATGTTGTCTTTGTTACGAATATCCCGGAACGCGTTCTCAAAATTAGCTGCAGTGAGTCCGTATACAGAATTTATGGCTGTTTTTAACGCATTTGCAAGATCACTAGCTTCCATTTCACCGTCTTTCACACGCTGAATATGCTTTTCGAGCTTTCCGTCAAGAATATCATTGATCTCTGACCATGCTTTATGCTTAATGTCAACGCGACCTACAACAATTTCTCTAAATCGTCTTGTGAATCTCGGTCCAAATAAGCATTCTGCGATAGCTGTGCTTGGATGCATTGACGTAATATCAAGAAGTGCTACATTGCGCCAGATACCAGGCTTGCCCTTTGCATAGCCTCCTTCTCCAGTTACCTCGCCACGATATGTGGAAACGCCTCTGTCAGATTTGTAACCAGGAAAATATGGCAATAAGCTGTTGGCTTCACCGTGTCTCATCGCCATCATCTCCGGGCACGCTTCCTTGAGAAATGCCAAAGTGTCAGGATCCAGCTCGTACACAGGCTCCGCAAGATTTCTGTAATGGAATTCAAGCTGCGGATTTTTCTCGTTGCCAAATATGATTCTGGTTGTGAGTGTGTTGGTGGTGTCGTTCACTGTCATTCCGGCGATATCTGCCAGAATCTGACGTGCCGTCCAGTCTGCCGACAAATAATAAAAGGCTGCCTCTGTTGCAATAACGTCGTTGTCACAATATTCAGCAACCTTCGTCCACAGTTCTTCCGGAACTGGTTCGTCCCAGGATAATCCAAGTTCCTGATGATGGACCAATAAACCTTTCTGGCCCATTTCGATCTCCAGTTTTTTCAGAGATTTCTTGTTACCGGCAGAAGCAAAGTCGTAAATATCAGTATACGACAGGTTGTAGGCTTCACCGAAGAAACAGTTTCTGTCCCCGGATATGATCTTTTTGCTCAGATTATACAACTGCTTGTTAGTATATCCGATCATCCTGGAGTACAGAATATGATTATCGTATCTGCGGCAGTTGAAGCCGACAAGTTTGAACTCAGCGAGCTTCGCAACCTCTTCAGGAGTAGGATTTATCATCCTGTGGATCTTCTTTTCCTTGCCCGCAATCTTCCAGTTGATCAGAAAAAGGTTTGGAAATACTTCACAGTCGTAAAATACGAGATCAGAGTCTTCAGGATACTCAGAAATATCTTCCTTGGCGTCGTCCGCAGACTTGAATTTCATCTGATTGACCAACTTAATGCAATAATCGGCCTGGTGCGTGCTACTAGCAGCAAAAGCTAATATAGATTGTCGCATGTCCGTAACATCGTACTTCATGCCGCTGTCATATGCGTCGTTCAGAATCTTAAATATAAAGTCTACGTTTGGTTTTGTCGAGTCATGTATCTCTTTTGCGATACACCTTCGAATCAATATACGCAAACCACGTTCTGTTTTCATAACTCGCTGGTTGACCATTTTATCCCCCCTTAATGGCAACCCTGAGTCTATAGTCGCTATCGGAATATCATTACATTTTGACAGTTTTCGTCGCAATGAACTGTTTCCGGTAAACACTTTGATTTCCACGTGATCCTCGTAAATACGACTCAATTTGGTAGCATCACCAGAGTAAATATAATGAAGATGGATGCCCTGCCCGGATTTACTGAGCTCAGCATAGGTTGGCGGCCACGAACTTGCGGCCATCAAGTTTCGTTCAAGACACTTATTGCCGTCAAGATCGGGAATATCAAAGTCAATCACGATGTGGTTCTCCGGAAGACGAACATAATGCAGTTTTGTCGTATCCAGATCCTTCACTTTCGTGGTGACGTTTTCCCATTTTCGCTTCGGCGAGCCGTCTTCCTTTGCGTATTGAGCAGGATACTCCGCTGCATGAATATCAAAGTAAGACTCAGTTGAATTGAAGTTTATTAATTGTACGGTATCTTTTTCTGGTTCCGGATCCTCTGGATCGAATTTCTCGGTCCGGAATCCAATATAAACATTACGCAGACGAGAACCATCCTCAGACCTCTGCCGTTCGCAGTATTCTTTGAAATAGTTCTTAAGCTCTTCCTTGAATGACCGCCTCGGCATAGGATATGCGACGTTCGCATCCTTGCAATAGGTTTTGTACATTTCGTACGCAACCTTTAATGTTACTTGGTCGTCCTTCTTAAATATAAGGTAGGAATCCGACACAAAATTATAGAAGTCGTTTGATGCACCCAGCATTGTTAACGGAATATAATTGTCGTAATACCCCGGATTGCTGCGGTACACCTCCTGACAATGCCATGCGATAGCTCCGAGTTCGAAATCTATCAAATTCATTGTCGCGTAGTATTCTTTCACTGACAATTTGTTACCGGTTGGCGAAACATCAATAAGACGTCGTATCAAACCGGATTTTGCATCAGTGATTCGAACCGGTTTATTTGTGCCCATAAATAAAAAAGCCTTGAACCTGTTGGCGTATGTGGATTTAAACTTTTCATTAACCGTCATCATCTCGTGAGAAACAAGACTGTTAAGTCTGGTGTTATCCTCAATCCTTGATAAATCGCCATCATGCTGAATAGCAACTAACGGATTAGATCTAAACGCCTCAAGCGCAAATGAATTGCTCGAGGATCCAAGGCTTTTTGCATCAAACACCGAATAATATCCTTGAAACAGCTTTTGGATAATATTCAATATTGTTGATTTACCTGTACCCGCTGCTCCGTAAAGTACCATAAATTTCTGAATGGTCTTAGATTCGCCAGTTACGATTGCGCCTATGGCCCATTCTATTTTATGGCGCTCTTCCGGAGAATATAAAGTGGACAACAGTTTCTCAAATGCAGGGCACTCACCCTTCTTTAAAGGATACGGAAGCTTTTTGCTGGCGTAATCTGATTTTTTGACATCAGTATTAGAGAATATCAATTTCTCATCAAGCATGTGAAATGATTCCCTCTGCTGTTTTGTCACGAATTTACGCCACGCATCAATCATTTTGGTTTCCGCATCCCACAAATGAAGCACCCTTACGGATGCCTCAAATGTAGAACTATGCTCGTCACTGAATTTATCAAGTGCCGAATCGATCAGTTGGATGGCGTCCTGCTCGTCCGTAGACCACAAGCCCCGGTCTTCAAGCCAGACGGCATAGAAATCGCCACCTCTGATCATAAGATCCACCGATTTACCGACTATAAATTTTGGGTAGATTTCGATTACTCCACGTTTTGTGGATCGAGTCGCAACTCTAAAGAAATCTGCCATTTATTAGTCCTCGGCGTATCCATCCTCGTTGATTTTTGCTCTGAGATCACGAACCTCATTTCTGAGAGCCTGAATCTCTTTGTAATTTGCGAACATAAAACCTGCAGACACAAAGCATGCCGCCGCGAACAGCTTTCTCAAACCGTTCAGCACATCGGTATGCTGGTTGACTTTGTCGATAACGGTGTTCAGATCGTTGGTACTTGCAACATTAGCGTATACAATAGCTTTCATATTAGTTCTCCTCCTTCTTTGTGAGTTTTTCGATCTGGCGTTCTAATGCTTCGACACGATCAAACAGCTCGAGGTCGTTTTTATTTGCTACGCCAACGTTTTTATTGTATAATTTGAAACGGTTGTCAATAAGCTCGTCATAGCTGTCGATAATGCATCCGACAATACTTGCAAACAACCCCCCACAAAAACCAACAACAATGCCTCTAGATACTTTTTTCATTAAACTCCCTCCTCAAATTGTGTTAGGTACCACATCACCTGGTACCAGATTTCTACTTTTCTTAAATCGCCGCGATTATATATTCGTACGATACCTCCTTCGCCATTAGGTCCATACTCGCGATTCATGAACCGTAATATAATTGCTCTGGTTTCGTTTATGTCAAAATGCTCATCCGTCATTTTTCCGAGACCGAGATTTACAACCATGTTCCAAAACCATTGACTCGTACGGTCTCCGTATTCAGAATTTGCCATGATCGAGTCTTCGCATCTTAAACATAACGCTACGAGCATTTCGAGCACACTGCATGGTCGGTTGTCAAGCTCTGAAGCTACGATCGGTTGCTGAACTCCTTTCTCATATCCAAATCGATATCTTAACTCGATTCCGTCCACACTCCTGTTTTCATCCATAGGCATAATAGCTACGAATGAAATATCATGGAGCGCGGACAGAAGTTTACTGTATTTAGTTGGAGACGCACCGTCATACACAAAATGGCAGAGCCATTCAAAATATAAACGGTTGATGTACAGAACCATTGTTACTCCTCACTGGGGTAATAATCCTCGTCAATATACGCTATCTCGTAATCGACTCTACGCGCCTCGTTCCTGACCCAAATACAAGGTCGTTCGTTACTAAGCAACGAAAGATTTCCAAGCCCCACAATTTCGTCCGCGTCGTTGTCGTCAATAATATCATTTCCGTCGACCAGCACTCTGTCAGAATAGTACTCGAGGCTAACGGCCATGTAACCTCCGAACTCTTCTCCACCTCGCTCAATAAGGTATGGACCCTTTTTTAACGGTGTAGCTGAGTAGTTAAGATCCTGCACTTTTTTCTGTATCCGTTCACGTTCCGCCTGCACTGCATCCTGGACAAGCTTGTCAACTTTCTTTTCTTCTTCTGCAGTTTTCTCTGCAGTTTTCGCGTCTTCGTTCTTCATGTAATTATCAAATTCCTTGCGAACCGACTCGAGCTGCAGCTCCATATCGTTTTCGAATTTCTTTTTCATAAGAATATAAGTGGTGACGGATCCTACGATCGCGCCACCAGCACCGGCTAAAACTGCCAGAACCGTTTTGTTCATAAATGATTCCTCCATTCTTGATCTAATGCCTGCATTTGCTTTCATGCGAACATCGTGTAAATATTACCCTGAGGATTCGGTGAAATTACAAACACCGGATCATACCCGGGCATAATATCAGGACAATTTGGTGCACCAGGCTTCTTAGGCCTAAACACCACCTTTCCAAGACCAAAATCAATCGGCGTAGCTTTCGGATTATCGTAAGGATCGTTCAAATTAACCACCCAACCGATATCTTTCCATTTCTTGATCTGCTTCGGAGTCAGAGAAATGCCAAGATCAGAATATACTTCGGTCAGTTTAACGAATCCGATGCCATAAATATTGATCATTGCTCGTTCTCGCAGCGTTTTATTCCACGTAGCCTGAGCGTTCATCAAAAATGTCTCGTTATAATGTCGATTCTTTTCCCAATAAGGAGAAGACTCGTCAAATAACATGGAATAATCGTCATCGTCGATGCCATCCACAACTGTGGCCTGTTCTTCCTCGCCTTTTTCGTTCGTAACAGTTTCCTGTCTTGTGTTGAATCGGAATTTTGTGTCGGCCTCTTCGCCGTATTCCTTCACAACACGCTCTCTGTATTTCTTGAATACCTGATCAAGAGATGCGTATGCAGCCGCTAAGGACGCTTCACGCTCTCTGTGAATACCGTTACTCTTTACCAGACAAGATACGCCAAATACGCCAGCTACTACAGCCGGAGCATATAAACCTACGATCTTAACACCGGTCTGAATATTAAGGATTTTTGTGTCATACTTAAGATCTTCTTCGTCATATTCCGGAAGATCCTCAGCATCTTTGCATTCTTCGAATGTCTTGAGTGTTTCTTTTCTTTCCTTTAAAACAGCATCAGCTTTAAGCGTTGCTCTGCATGCCAGGACGGTCGAAGTGACCATCCCAGCAACGCCAATACCGATAAGAATTTCTGGCGAATGTGCCTTTACATTGAATTTTACAACTTCTGTTTTTCTGACAATGAAATCAGCAATCTTATCAAACATTTAATTCTCTCCTTCCACAATATCAATCAGATGGTTGAGATACCACTGCGCCTTCTTAAGATCCTCAACACCGTTCTTATGTGACCACCGGCACATATACTTAATAACGTTCGCCGTACATACGGCAGTAATACCGGAAAGATCTTCTGTGAACGCCTGGATCACATCGATCGTTTCCATGCCGCTGCGTGATTTATAATGGTCCGGATGATTTATTGCATCCTGTTCAGAATATTTAAGTTCGTTCATATATCCTCCTTACCTGTCAATAGGCAACGCTCTCGGGAGCTTGATTCTGAATCCGTTAGGATATCCATGGATCTGCAGATTGTCGAGTGAAGTCCATCCGAAGTTAAAGTCTGTCGGAGCTGTCGGAATATTGCACAATGCATAATAATCTCCGACAGTGACAACCTTCCTTCTGTTCAGAATATCAAGAAGCATGGATCTCACGATCTCGGCCTTGCCACGTGATTCGAACGTAATATCATTGTACGCATAATCTCCGACAGTTGGAGTAAACGTACTTGGACCACCGTTGTTAAACCGGTTATAGTAATCGTTATATGAAATATAACCCGGCTTTCCACCGTTATTATTACTTGACGTAGTCGACTTTGTGTCGAAATTCATAGTTGACAAAAATGCTCTTTTCGTTGCATCGAACGTATCCGACACAAGATTTGTAGCGGTGCGTTCCATGGCCGGAACCACTACGTTTACGATCAAGTCGGAGACAAAGTTGGAAATGAAATTCTCAGCTTTACTCTTCTTTTTTACATGAATATCATCGCTGGTAACAACCGGCGTTGTTTTTTTCTCGTCCATAGCCCCTCCTATAGTTGCTTAATTTCTCCAGGCAACTCCACCCGGGAATTTGCGGTTTTGTTATTGTCACGTTTCCATTGAAAAATAAGATTGCTTCTAGCTTTTTTAACGCTCGTCGCAATCGTTTGGCCTCGCCACATGTTCTGTACGCAATTACCGAACACGCATACCGGGCCTTCGTAAGAATATAAATGTCGTTCTCCAGCCATAGCAATCTCCCTCCGAAAAAAGAAAGAGCCCTTGTAATAAGGGCCCTTTCGGACACAAAACCTCCTTTTTATTATTTGGTCTCTTCGGTCTCTTCTACAACTTCTGCCTCAACCTTCACGGGTTCAGGCTTCGCTTCCTTCTTATCAGTCTTAGACTTAACCTTCTTGTAAATCAGCTTGCCGACCTTGATAGCGCCGTAGATTCCTACGGTCGCACCAACTCCGACAAGGCTGCCCTTAAGAAAGCTGCGGTCCTTGACCGGTGTGCTCTCAGCTACATCCATAACCTCGTTAGTGTTAACATCCATAATAGTGTTGTTTTCCATAAAAATACCTCCTAAATAAATTAATTATGGTTATTGTTACTCATTATATGATTTGTAAATTTCGCGCACTTTACGTGTTAATATCTATCAACACGCCAAAATTCTGCGCGAGGACGCGGATTATAGTCGATTGCCAGCATCGGAACACCATCCGCGCCCAAGCAAGAGCTAATACGGATTTCTCGCAACGGATGATCCGCGTTCCAGCCCAATTCCTCGCCTAATTCAGTGCCGGAAATGTTCAACTGGAAATATAATTCGTTCCACGAGCAGTATCCGATGCCACTTTCGATCTGTTCACGTACGTAGTCTTCCGCCGCACGAATATCATCGATGTCAACTGTGAACGTACGCTCTGTAGCAAGGTCCTTGCAAATAACGTCTCCTCGGCCAGTCTGGAGCACGTCGACGTTTTTCGTAGGTTTCTTGTCTACTTTTTCCTGAGCGATTTCATCTCTCGCCTGTTTTTCCTTTTTTTCTCCGAGTTTCTCAACCATTTTTTCCTGGTATTCCCGGAACGCTGTTTCAGAGAGAGAATATGCAGTTGCCCATGCCGCACCTCTACGCTCGCTGACCTTGAGCGATGTTACCACACAACCGGTGCCCACCGCGATCATTATTGCAGATGGAATATAACACTTCCACGCAGTCTGCACTATCTCGATCGGCTCAAGCGTATCCTTTTTAAGCTCTTTCTTTTTCTCGTCGAGCAACCTCATAGCTTTTGGGGTTGCCGTTACTGCTACCACGGTCGCTGATGCAAAGCTCGCAATGCCCATTCCGGCTAACATGCCAGGCATATGCGTTATAAGACTGGTTTTTACCGACTGCACTAAATTGTTCATAGTGCTACCTCCTTTTCGATAATATTGAGTTTAATTTCCGGAGCTCCTTTGAAATATCATGCAGCTCCTTACCGATAGACGAGAGATAAAAATCGGTATTCGTTATCTGCGTGATCTGTTCTTCATCAGAGACGTTTTCGTTTTTCTGCTTCTCGTTTGACATTTAAATCCTCCTTAAAAAATATAGGCTTGTGACTTTCCACGTTGGACGGCTCGTTCAAGCAGTCCCAACATGGATCGTCACTCTCGGTTTTTGCTCTGTGCTCGCACTTTGGGCAGTATTCGTCAAAATATACTTCTTTATACGGATACTCCATCGTTCGCCTCCTTTGTCTTAGCTTCTCCTTCGTTTTTATACTTTTTGAACACATTGTAATAATTGCCAAGGTTGCCATAGCATTTCTTGGCAATAGCCATTGCCAGACCTTTTTCCCAGTCGTACGGCTCGTTCGTTGCCTTAACTACCGTTTTAGAATCATCGTTCCAAAATACGATCGTTGCCGGCGGATTGAATATAACTTTTTTAATCCCGCGTTTGTACATTTCTGTATAATAAATATAATTTGTATTAGCATTTACCATAGCTTTAACGTCCTCTCGAATATATCGCATATATGCGTCTTTCAGTTCTTTGTCATTCACAAATTTGAACTCGGCGAGCTTCGCAACCTCTTCAGGAGTAGGATTTATCATCCTGTGGATCTTCTTGTCTTTTCCTGCAATCTTCCAGTCAATCAGGAAAAGGTTCGGAAATACTTCACAGTCGTAAAATACGAGATCCGAGTCTTCAGGATACTCAGAAATATCTTCCTTGGTGTCGTCCGCAGACTTGAATTTCAACGGATCCTTGTTATATTCTACGCGGGCTGTCCATTCGTCAATTCCACTTGACCACCAGTTATTAGAATAGTAAACCTCATCAATCATATATTATTCCTCCTAAAATAAATTGCTCACTGGAAAAACAAAAAGGCAGAGACCATGTGGTCTCCACCCGTTCGATCTAACAATTCTCTTCTGATTCGTAATAGGCGTCTTTCGCCTTCTGTTTCATCACCTCCTTCTGGACTTTATCCTCAATTATCAAGTCTTGCTGCTGGTTCGCAACCCAGCCGGAAAATAATGAAATTCCGATACCAGCTACTGTACCAGCAATACCTAACATTTTTAATCTTTTTGCGTCCATCATAATGATTTCCTCTCCTTTACAAAATATAAAAGTTAATTGTTACTCACTATACGGCTTGTGAATTTCGCGCTAAACCAAATTCGAGTAAACTAAGTGCATAATGTCCTTCTTTGAAATATCAACATCGCACTCGATGTGAATGGTCGCCTTGTCACTCTCGTCCGGAATCCTAACATTCAGTCGGCTAATATCCACGCCAATGTCTACTCCAGCTTTTTTCTTGACAACGTGCCTGATAATTTTGCGTATCAGGCCTCTTGTAAATACGGATTCGATCTTCAATTCGTCCATAGTCCCTCCTTATCCGAACAACCATAAGAAAAATATCACTAATACAATCAAAGCTGCGATTTTAGGAAATGTCGCAACGAGAAACGCTGCACCTAACAGCACGGTTATAGATAATCCAACCAGTACCAGCAACAGCAATAAAAATAACAAAAACATCATCGCTCCTCCTTATCGAGTGGCAATGCTGATCCAACCCTTGAAACCGCGATTACGTTTCCGTCAATAACTACATTGTATAAACCGCTTTCCCTGAATATAACGCTTGGGACAACTTCAAACGACGAATCCAGTTTCTCTACTTTTAACGGACACGGGTCTGGGAACGGCATCCATGCAATAAGTTCCGGCATTTCTTTTAGGTGCCAATTAGCAAATATTTCAAATTTTTTTTCATAAACATCGTGTTTATAATTGTACATATTCGAATACTCAGTCTCGACCATAAATTTGCCTGTCGTTTTTTTAAAACAAGTAAGGAAATATCTACCTTCTTCAGTCGGTTCCGAATCACTAAACAGCGTCCAACCAGGTTCGTCATGTTTATACGGTCTAGGAACCGGCATCCAGGCGATCACGTCCTTATTCTCTTCCCAATCGCCAGGATCTGTTTCTTCAGACCACGCAAGCCGGTTTCCTACTCGGCCATAATATAATGTTGTTGCATAGGCCATATCACGACTCTTGTCATAACAAGTTGTAATATATTCGCCCTCTTTTTTTGGCGTTCCGTCCTCACAATAAGTCCAATCGCTCATGATTTCTCCTTCTTAATATCATTTCTCTATTTATAGTCTTCAACAAAATGGTCGATGTTTGCCATAAAGAATAAGAACAGCCAGACCATGTTGATCATCAGCACAATCAATGGAATATAAGAATCTGAATCAACCATGCACAGCATCAGCATCATTGACACAATGTTAATGCCTGTGATGCCTTTAAGCACCAAATTTTTTGAACAAATCATCATTTTTCCCTCCTATTAATTCCTGATAAGCCCTGTCAATAAGTTCTTGTAAATATCACGCACCTTGTCATAACAAGTTGTGATATACTCACCCTCTTTTTCTGGTAATTTGTCAGAACAATAAATCCAATTAATTGCAAGCATTTATGTTACACTTCCTTTCTATTTATAGTCTTCAACAAAATGGTCGATGTTTGCCATAAAGAATGAGAACAGCCAAACATCAGCGCAATCAATGGAATATAAGAATCCGAATCGACCATGCGCAGCATCAGCATCATTGACGCAATATTAATTCTTGCGGTGCCTTTAAGCCCCAAATTTTTTGAACAAATCATCGTTTTTCCCTCTTTAGGAATATAAGGGTCCGGGTACGTAACAGGCATCCAAGCAATTACGTCTTCTACTTCTTTGTACCCGTTGAATTCCCCCGCTTCATATTCTTCGGTTCCAAAAAAGCCCCGTTCTACGTCTGGCATCAACCAACAAGCTTCGAGTACAACCGGGCGACCGTTATTTGCTATTGTAATGTAGAACATACCACCGTCCTGATCTTCGTTTGGCATTCTCTCAGTAACCGGAACCCATCTCATTTCATTTCTCATGATTAACCCTCCTATTAATTCCTAATAAGCCCTGTCAATAAGTTCTTGTAAATATCACGCTCCATCTTAACATGCTCGAGTTCCTGACGAAGCGCTTCAATGTCAAAGTTCGTTACTGCTGCCATCACCGGCTTTTCCACAATTTTTTCTACGATCTTAGGCTCAACTTTCTCGGGCCTGTAGCCGATATTCTTTGCGATAGCCGTCCGCACCTCGTTTAATTTCACAGGCACGCCTTTGGCGTTAAGGATCTCGTCTACACATTCGTCCATTGAAAGAATATTCTTTCTAACAACCCGATCTGTGCGGACAGTCCACTTGTGGTTCTTTCCGAAGATGCCGACTCCTTCTTCGAAATCATAACTATTTGCAGGACACAGAATAACACTATTTCCTGTCTGATTAACGACGAACCCGGTCATGGGCTTTCCTCCGATGGAATACTGCCAAAACTCACCAGGGACCGGAATTCTTCGCTCTTCGTCTGTCGTCTCCTTCTTCTCGATAATGACCGACGCAGCTGTAGGATCCGGATAGCCTTCGTCATTGCGGATCCCAGAATATCTTTCTACATCAGGGTTGTTGATCTGGTAATTCGACAGATGTCCGGTCTTTGTTACTGTGATTCTGGATAATAATTTAGAAATATCATCATCATTTGCGTAATGATCAGACTTAGCATCTGATAACACATTGTAGACACGGCTAGTAGTCATCCCAGTAGCAGCACAAATATCTTTTGTAGTCATTACTGCTTTTGTTGCGTCGAGAACGTTGATAATAGCATTAAGATCGTTTATAAGCTTTACTTTTGTGATCATTTTGATTTCTCCTTTTTATTTCTTCTTTTCTTGTTACATGTCCGCATACCTCGTTCCCACTCAAGCCACGGATAAGCCTTGTGCTTGCACTCGGAAACGAGTTTTTTGCATTTTCCACACCCGGTTTTTTTTCGCCAAATATCATACGGATATTGTCGCATAGCCAGCTTCATAAAGTACGATCCGTCGATAGAGCAAATACCCGAGAAATAGCTTGAATGGAAATATCTGTCGGCAGAATCCTTAGCCTCTTTAAGCCGCTTCTCGAATAACTGCGGAGATATTAAATCTTTAGTGGCTTCGTTGTAGCACACCACAATATCACGACCTTCGAGATTAATTTCTCTGGTTCTCCGGTTGTGGTCTTTGTGCTTTACAGAAATGGCATATACCCCTTCTATGCCTTCTGTCTCGTAAATATGCTGCACCATTAATGTTCGTTTGTAGTCGTCGAACTCCGCTCGTATAATTGCCCCAGCGAGATTAATCCATGGATCAATCTCTTCAGTATAATTGCGGTGCCTTGCAAGTTTCACCGTCATTTCTGTGAATTTGTTGGACTTGAAATTATCTACTGCCTCGTCCACAGTATTTCCGCCTTCGCCAACTGCTAAGCAGTTCTTGCACCTGACGAAATATAATCCGTCATCCTCAGAAATCGCCTGGTTTTCGGACCCACAAAACGGACACCCAACATAGAGATAATCAGTAGTCATACGCCCCTCCTAAAATGTATTGCTCACTGGAAAACAAAAAGGCAGAGACCATGTGGTCTCCACCCTAAAACGTTGTTAGAAGAACTTGAATCTCTGAAACAAGTTCTTAACCGACGAACTTGAAACGTATCCGTCTTTTTCGAACTTCAAGCCCTGTTTCCACAGGACCGAGTACACTGATAATGGCAATACAACGCTGAACACGGTTGTACCGATCCGTGTCCATCGATCTTTTTTCGCCTCTTCAGTCGCTGCGACTGCTGAGGTTTCGTCTTTCTCGATAGACGCACGGATCTTAATCAATTCCGTGATAGCGTTAACCATCATTTCGTACTCCTCGGTACCGGGAGTAAGCCCTTGAAGCCCTGTCTCCAGGATTTCAATTCGTCTGTCAATCATATCTTTTGTTTCGCTCATATAGTTACACCTCCTAATATAATCGTTTCACTATACAGCTTGTGTTTTTCGCGCTGCCAAACTACAGCCGGCAGAAGCGAAACGAGATACAAATCCGACTGCCTCGTCGTATGAGCGACCATACTTCTGAATGATCATCTCGGTCAATAAACACAGATAATCGTAATCATATCCGGTGCCCATAGACAACTCCATGAGGTCTGTCGCAACGTCTTTAACTCCTGTGTAATTTGCCATAAATATCAATCCCTCCTAACGTTAATGTCGAACACCGCTGTTTCGACGTGCTTATCGATCAGTTCGTACAGATCGTCATACGATTCCATAGTTAAATATAAACTTGGATCATATGGATCAACCATGTCTACAACCAACGTGCCTACAGTCTTCTGCGACTTTACATGCTTACCAGCACACAGACCTGCAATAGTCCCGGCTAAAAATGCTCCAAATACCATACCTACTACAATAAAAGTTGTCATAATAAAGTTCCTCCTTTAAAAATATAATGCCCTTTGCGGGCGTTTATGTGCTGAAAACAAAAAGGCAGAGACCCTGTGGTCTCCACCTTTTTCAATTAATCATGTAGTTCGTCCACTATTCTGTGAACGGCATTAATAATAATTTTTCCTGCTAATAAAATTATCAGAATATTTATCAGTAATACCAGCATTTCACTTACCTCCTATAGTGTTTCGTTACTCACTATAGTAGTTGTAATTTTCGCGCAGAAACCCAGAGTCCTTGTAATATACAAGAACTCCGGTTGAGTTTTTTACTATTGTGCTTTCTTGTATGCGTCGTCCACGCAATCCACCATATCATTCGCGCCGTTACTCCAGGCGCCAGCAACTGTCGTTACGACACCAATCCCAATAAGGGCTATGCCAGCCAATACGGCATTGCCTTTAAAAGGATGCGGTTCGATTTCGACATCTACCTGCTGCCCTCGAGTTCCTACGAATGATCCAAGTTTTGTTTTTGCCATGTTACTACCTCCTACAAAAAAAACATCGTCACAATTTACTCACTATAGGAGTTGTGTTTTTCGCGCAGAAAGATAGAGGGCTTGTGATAAGCCCCCTATTGATCATAAAAAGTTTCTCAGCTCTTTTATGATCAATACTATGCCTACAATGCAGGCAATCTGTACGATCATTAAATCACCTCCTTTTCGTTCCATTATATAACCTGTATTTTACGCGCAAAAAAAACCAGAGCCCTTGTAAT